AATCCCTTTCTACTTGGGCCGTTTCCTAATATGGTTACTTCTTCTAACATAAATCTATAAGTGTTTCTCTAAACTTTGCGTAATCATAATTTAAGAATGTTTTATACTTCTTTATCAGTCTATGTACTTCGGGATACACTAATTGTTCTGATATTAAATGGTTCCATTCTGTATCGCACATATTAATAATGTCGTCCATAATACAAAGTGTTTCTAAAGAAATGTTTTTCGCAAGATACTGTTTAAGTAGAATAGGGTGTTGTCCGTTTGGAACTTCTAAAACTTTATTAATATGTTTCTTTCTCAATAGGTCTGACACTTCTGTTTTAAACATATAAGATAACTTCTGATTTCTTTTCTTCCATTCCTTATATCTTTTATCACATTCTTCATCTAACAAATCACCTGCCCAATAATCTTTATATGAAAGATTCGCAACGTAAAAATCCTGCAGGTCTTGTTTATAAGTTTTAAATAACTTACCAAAATGATACTTGTCTTTTCTTTTTAGAAATGAGTTTATATCTGATTTAACTTTACCGTTGTATTTTACAAAGTCATATGAGTCGGAATGGAAGTGCAACTTTATCCCAAGATAAAGTGTATATGCATCATATCCATCTCGACTGGTCATTACGACTTAACTAAAGTTAAACCACTTGTTGCTTCTAAATGTGCAGCTGCGACCTTCTCATTTGAAGGAACAACGAACACTACCTGTTGGAAAATTGCACTAGTAGGATTCTCTGTCCCAGTTGCAGCTAATCCCTTTGCAAATCCCATTGAACCGTCTTGAGGGTTCGACAAAATCATTCTTGGGTCTTTCAACTCAACTGTTGCATCTTCCATAGAAACTAGTTTACCAACATACTCTCCACTGATTGTAACGACTGTTACTATATCACCTTTTTCCATAATGTACTCCTATTCGAAAAAACTTGTTAACTTTGCTCTACCCACCTTTCCACGATTAACCATATTGAGACCTTGTGCCTCTGCTTCTAGTTTTTCTTTTAGTGGTGTAGAAATAAATCTCTTTGCAGATTCGGGTTCTAGATTATTCTTTTCGCATACTGAAATAATCGCATCCATAACATCTGTCTTTGACCTAAGTAGAAGTTGTTCTACTTGTTCCGTAAATTCTTTTTTACTAATCACATTTATACTCCGTGTAAATTTCGATACCGATTTCTAAGACTATAGAGGTCATCGACATATTCTCTAGGGTCTGCTCCAAACACTTGACAACCACCGCCGTCAACACCAACTACTGCAACGACATCTTGAATCTCTTCACCCGTAAGTTCTTCGACCATTATTGCGTACGCAGTCATTTGATAATACCAAGGCTCTGCCATGTATTCCTCTTTGTACTTTGAACTAGTTTTAAAATCTATAATACAAAGTTCATCGTCCCATATTCCAACACAATCGACTTGTCCTGCCATTTGTAATGAATCACTATACATACCTGCTTCAAGAGCGATAGGAATAATATTATCCAGTACTGGTTGGACTGCTTCAAACATTGAAGATTCTATAATGTTGTCAAAATAGATTGGTTCTTCTGCACGAAGATATTGTTCAAATAATGAGTGCATTCTAGTACCACGTTTGGCTGCACTTGTAGAAATTTTGTTTGCAGTTTCTTCACCAACTCGTTCTCTCCACAACTTAATGTGGTCTCTAGTGAGTAGACTTGTAACAGTAGTTACACTTGGATACTTTTGTCCTTCGGGTGTTTGATAGAATCTCTTGCCGTCTTCAGAAACACGAGTCATTGATTCCTGTAGTTGTTCTAAATCATTAATCGCAATTAAATTTTCCATACTACTTTCCTTTGGACTGTATGTCCATGTGTTTTTTAATTACGTCAACACTTTTTTGTGTCTTAATATCTACACCATTATATTTTTTATCAACTGTAGAGCCTGGATATGCTTTACCCACGTTAGATAATACTTCTTTGAATCCTGCATCTGTTTTAACACGGTCTCCATGACCACCTATAAGATTAGGTGCAGATACTTGTTGTTTGAGGTGGGGATTGTTTAGTTTGAAAACGTCAAGGTCTTTCCATGACATTGTGTATTCAGTTAACTCACCAGTCTCTTCATTATAAAAATCATATGTTGGCATAAAGTACTCTTATTTATGGTATAAAATTTAACTCTTGTTCCCAGTTAGTCTTATTGGTTTCATAACATGGACTATTCATTTGACATATAATAAGTCTACCACCATCCATGTCCAATCTGATACTATCGGTTCTAAATGTTCCACCGTTAACATCATGGACTACTGCTTCTATTATACCATTAGTGTCCTCTTTATGTAAGTGGTTAATTAAATGTATTAATTCTTCTTTTCTCATTTGTAAAATATATGGTTGTTAATAATAACTGTTTGCATTAAGGAATCTGCCCAATAAGGGTGAACTGAATCATTATGGTAATGAGTTGAACCCTCAGTAATGTCTCCGTATGAGTTCCAAATTACACTACTCGCAACACTTAGTGAAAGCATCCAAGTCGCACTGTCCACTGGTTCATCTGACTTTCCATCGCAGAACCAACTGAACTGACACATATTACGGACAGGAACTACAGTGCCTCTCCAATTCTTTCCCCATTTTGCCTGATACACTACACCACAAATGGTGTCGGGATAATGTTGAGATTCAACACGATTGATAACAACTTGTGCAACTGCTATCTTCCCTGCGACTGGTTGGTTACCAGCTTCAAAATAGATATTCTTTGCGAGACAAACTGCCTCACCATTTTCATCTGATGCATGAGCATTAGATGATAATAAAAGTCCAAGAGTTAGACCTAGTGCAAAAGAAATTATAGCTTGAAGGAACTTGTTTAGATTTCTGTCTGACATATTACTTACCTTGTTTGTAATCGCACCATGCATTGAAAATTGCTTGTGCTTGTTGTTTGTTAAATCCAAAATTCTCTTCTAACCAACGAGGAGCTCCAAACATATTCATAACACCACTTCGTTGTAGTGCATCAAGTTCGGGGAACCACTCTGCAGGTTCAAAAGGAATTTGGTTCTGATTCATATTCTCAAACATATCAACACCCACTAGTGTAACATGAATATTCTGTAGGACAATCTATAGTCCCACAAATACATTCACCTTCTTTCAATTCAACCACTTCGGGTGCAAACTCACTTGGGTGTTTGACACCGTACTTTTCTATATTGTAAACTTCTTGAGGTGTAAGTTTTCCACCACTTGTCTCAGACAAGATTTCATAATGCGTTGTCATAATATTCCCTCATCACATTGTGATTGGTGTGCTTCTCCAAACTCCAATTCCAGTTGGTGTTCTTGAACAGTAACCAATTCACTGATTTCTTTTAAGACCTTTTCCACTTCTGCATCATCGCAATATCCAATGACATCTTGAGTGATTGGTGTATGATAAGTAATCTTATCTTCACTATCTAGAACTGCAATCTCCCAAAGGTTAATGCCGTCCTTTACATAAGGCCCACCATATGAACCATCATGACACACAACACTTGCACCATAACCATTCTCAAATTTATAGACTTTTTGTATTCCATTAAAAAAATCTTGTTGTTCAACTAGCATATTCATATTCCTCTAAGTCGCATTCTAGTTCTTCTTTCTCATTACTGATTTCCCTTTTCTTATCTTCAAAGGGTTCAACCAAATCATAGATTGCAGATTCGAGTTTGTTCACATACTTGCGAACTTCGTCAATCTTCCATTCTAGTTCTTTCTCATCGATACCGTTATCTTCTGCAAGATTCATAACCTTCATGTAGATATTAGAAGGAACGTCATTGTACTTAATGTCTTTAGTTATGTCATTGACATTTCCAATTACACAAGACATATCGAACTCTTTATCGTCCAACTTATTGATTTTTGTTTTTACTTCGTTAACATTCATTATGCGGCCTCCTTAGCCTCAAACCATTTTTTAAGTCCTGCTTCCTTGTGGACTATCGCACCATCTTCCATTGTGAAGACAGCTTCATAATTAATTGGGGTATCGTTCGAACCTTCGTAAGTCCAAACTGCGACTTTCTTGAGAATCTCTTTTCTCATATAACCGTAGTCGCCATTTTCTTCGGTCTTCTTAGAAGTCCAATTACCTTCGTCATTCTTCTCAAGAATGTAAGGGGACTCCCATTCTGCAATGTGTTCAGACAAATCATTCTCGTCAATGAGTTCCCAGTTAAGGACATATTCCATTGACCCTTCATTCTCATAAGAGTGAATAAATGCAGTCTCGTCAACAAGACCTTGCAGGTATTCAGTATTGATAAAATCAATATCTGTAATTAAATATGACGAACCACCCTTAAACTTCCAGTACGCTTCTGAAACACCATGCACATAATCCTCGTCATGAGCCGCATAGTTTTCTTTGTATTGAGTTTGAATGATTAGATTTAGCATATTTATTTTCCTATTAATTTTCTACTCTACTAGTATATCAAAAAATGATACCCATTGTCAAGCACTGATTATTTAAGATAATCAGGCCCGTACTGTCTCATTCCGTAAATATCGTATCCTGCAAAGAGGTTTCCTCTTGGTGCATTCAGAGCAGGAGTTGCCCACCCAGCAGACATTAAAACGTCTCCACATTTGAATGTGATTCCACTTGATTTAGTCCACTCTGCTTTGTTAATGAATCCCCAAACTGATTGTTGGTTTCCACTGTTGGTTATAATTTTTATGTATTTCCTAGACACTTTGTAATAGTAAGAATACTCTGTAAGTGTTGGGAACTTGTGTAAATGATGAGCTTTTAAATCCTCACACAACTTATCACACAATTGAAGTAACTCTTGTTCTTGATTTACTTCGTTAACCAGTTCTGATACTTTCATATTTTCTCCGTTTTTCTTTATCATGTATACAGTATACTAAAAAAATAGAGTCATTGTCAAGCTTTTAAAGCACAAATATTGCATAAAAAGCGACTAAAATAAACCCAAGAATTGCGAGTTTAAGTTCATTATCGTGCCTCATTCTCATATAACCGTGCCTCCACTCTTTCTTTAACAGTGTCTAGAGAGTACCAAAGACTACTAAAAACCTCTGTATGGTCTTGCCATTGGACGACAAACCGTTTATAACCAAAGGGTCGTTCACTAAAGATTTGAACGTCCCCATAACTTTCTTCCAATAGTCTCATTTCTTCTTACTGTCCAAATAGGTTAGGACTGCTTTCTTCTGAATTTTGTTTAATTGATTAACGGATTTGAAAGAACTCCAAACCATTCCATATGTGGTCATTCGATTCCCTGCAGTAACAGCTGCATTCCATAGTTCATACGATTCATCATCGTTGCCTGGAAATAACTCACCGTTCTCACACGCAGTTATAAGTTCTTGACCTAACCGAACCACTTGCATGACCTTTGGGTCTTCTGCATAGTATTCTCCTGTTTTCATAACTTTCTCCTTATTTAAAGTTAGTTCATTATATGAAAAATAAAGGGGCATAGTCAACCCCTTTTTTATTAAATAATGATACTCACTTTGTTTGGATTCAAATCTTTATTGCCTTTGAATTTAACAATCTTACCCATAGGGTACTTTTCATCGTAAGCATAAACTTGTGGAAT